CGATTAAAAGAACTATATGAAAAATTACAAAAATTACTAGATAAATGTCCTGACAAGGGTGGGAAAAAATCAAAAAAAACTAAGAGAAGAAATTTGATGAAGAAAAGAAAGAGAAAAACACGAAGAAAAACCAAAAAGGGGAAAAAATAAAAATGTAGTAATAATATATTAATATGACACCTGACGCAGTATTTTCTTATTGGGTATTAATATGGACAATTATATATTATTTTAAATTAATTGATGTACCATCTCCATTTTATATTATTGTTATCGCTGTTATTGGTAATCTTATTATGACAATGATTAATATATATAAAGGGGCAAATTTATCACGTATTTTTATTTTATGGGGACTTATATTAGTTACAAAAATATATCCAGCATATTTATTTGGAATCCCAAAAAATTTTGATGGTTTATACTTCGGGTTTGGTTTATTTATAATATATTTATTCTACATTAATATCGCATACGGTAAAAGTAAGTTAAAAAATCTTATAAAAGATATGACAAACGAAAAATACGGACCAATAACCATGTCTTGTATCAAATTTATTGAAAAATACACTTAAACATATTAAATATTTATTCAATTTAATATATTTATTCAAATAATGCTTCTACAAATGTTTTATGTATTTCTAGTGAGCTTTTATGTGCTACTCTATGAGGTCCAAATCCAGGGTCACCATTAACTTCTATTATTACTCCTCCTGATGTATATGGTAATGATATGTTTGGACTTACATAGTCAATTCCTAAATTCAAACCACCTAATATTCTACTACAATGTTCAAACATTTCAATATTATTAGGGTCTACATCATTTATATTTACTGGTCTAGAAATAGCACCATTACTTAAATTTACAACACCAGATAATTTTACGCTTTCGCCATTAGGAACTACACTATCTAAACTATATCCTTGTTTTTTAAAATATTTTTCATCTATATTTTTTAATGTATGATTATTTGTGGCACCCTTATTTACCTTCGTTCTTGTCTTATTATATTTTTCTATTAGTTCTCGTAATGTTGATTCTCCATTTCCTTTAACTTTACCACTTACTTTTTCCACAATATCTACTATTTTGTGTTTATGAAGAAATATTCTATAGTCTTTACCACGTGTATATTCTTCAACCATACATTCATTGTATTTATTCAACGTACTATTCCATTTTAAATTTTTCATTAAATTTTCTACTTTTTCATGTAATTCTTTATATGTTTGTATATCTACTGTTACTTGCTCACCTTTTGCTCCTAAAGTAGGTTTTACAACAAATGGTGGTTTTAATTTTAAAAATATGTTAGTTAAATTATCATCAATTGATAATTTACTATCACATATATAAAATGGAGGAGCTGGTATTCCATTATCAATTAATAATTTAGAAGTTTCCTGTTTCATTTTACACAAATGTATTACTTTTTCATTATTTCCTTTTGCGTGAAGGTCTATTGCATAATTATCGGATTTTCTAATTAATTTTTTATTTGAATAATCAATTTTATATCCGTTATCTTTTAACCATTTCCTCATCGAAGCACCATTAAATGAATGAGGCATCCCAATACCAGGAGTGTTCCATAAATATATAGCATATCTTATTTTTAATAATAAAGAAATTAATATGATAGAATTAAATGTAACCCCTCTTAAATATAGAACAATTACAATTAATAAAAGTAATATTAAGTTTTTTATTTTACTTTCCATAATAATATATAACAATATTTTGTTTTCAGTATGTTGAGATAATTTTATTTACATATATTATATGTTCAAAACAGAAAAAGAGATTTTAATGTACTTTCATACATCACTTAGAAACGTTGGTTTAATGACTTCTATATCTTTAGCATTACAAGCTTATTCTACACGCGTTAATATTAACTCAAAAGCGGTTAGCATATATTTTGCACATTTAGTATTTTTAGCACTTGCTATTTACGTTAATATTTTATTTATTCAAGATTTAAGAACTTCTAAAAATAGTTTTGAAAAGGTTATTGAAAATCGTTGGATTAATGTGCCATATGTTATTATTACATTTTTAATTATAATGTTTATGATGAATTTTTATACATTTACAAATAAATTCTTTAAATTAATGAAGTGAATTATATTTTAATAATATGTTTTTATATTTTATTAATATATGAGTAATAATGGATTTATATTAGATTTTTTAATAAATTACGATGAAACCTGGTGTAATATGTTAGGTATATTTAATCCATATTTAGACCCATACGATTATAACTGGTCTAAAAGTGTTCCCATGTATGATATTCTTGCTTATGAAAAATATCCAAAGTACAACTTTGTTTATGATAAATTATGGATTGCAAAATCATGCGGTATGGAATGTGGAGAATTAAAAAATTTACATAAAAGAGATGTTGAATATCCTATTTTTATTAAACCTAGATGGGGACACAAAACTGCATCAAGTAAGGGTTGTTATAAAATTAATAAATACGAGGATGCACTTCAATATATAGATGATGATGATATGATGTGGTCAGAATTTATTGATGCAAAAGAAGGAATGACTGATTTTATTCTTCTTAATGGAGAAATCAAATGGCAAATGACACTTGAATATTCAGATACACAAAAAGGATTTATTGACGATTGGAAATCGATCAGTATGAAACACCAGCCACCTGAATCTATTATTAATTGGGTTCATGCTCATATGGCAGGATATAGTGGTATTCTTAATGTACAATATAGATCTGATAAAATTATTGAAATCAGTTTAAGACCAGCTAGAGGTGGTTCATATTTAAAATCATGCAATAATACTAATATTATTAATAATATTAACAGCGTTATTGATTTTAATACATGGGATGAAACAATTGAAGATAAGATGAATTATAAACCATTCTATTCTTTTAAATGTTACACAAAAGCACCAATTATTTACTTATTACCACAATATGCTCTTGATACTATAATGTATTTATTTAATTCAAAATCATTTTATGAATATTATTTTGAACCATCTGGGAAAGTTGGAATGGTTTTTTTCCAATTTTATCACTCCGATTTTGACCAAGGTTCTAAAGCAAAATCATTTATGGAAACCTTAATCCTTTCATTACAAATGTTCTTTATTTTATGGTTTGCTATTTTTATTTATTTTTTCATGAATGGAAAAAAACTTGAAAGCTATAAAACAATATTTATTATTGTAATCTTTTTATTTTGTACTCAAATATTTAATCCTTTAACAACATTTTATAGTAAATTTAAAACACAAAAACAACAATTATTTTAATTTATTTATAAAATATTATTTTTTAAATAAATTAAGCGGTTTTCTTTATATAAACCATTCCTTCTTTTTTATGGTCCTTGCAAAATCTACCTTTTGTTTCTCCAGGATAATTAAAAAATGGTTTTTTAGGACAAGTTGTATCCTCACATATTAACACAGCTGGTTCTGGATTAGGTTGTTCCAGTACTGAGGATGGACTTGATGTTGGTGCAGGTGGTATATCATCTTTTAATTCAACCTTTAATGCTTTTACTGCATTATCATCTAAGTTATTTACAATTGTTGACAGAGGAATTGCATCTGGACTTTTTTGTCTCATTAAAGGGGGGGGCATCTTATGACTTATTAATAAGTTTACACCTCCATCCTCTACACTACCTGTCATATCACTTATTCCATCTTCTACTTCTTCTTCATCATCACTATCATCATCTGATATATCTATATCACCTGCAAAACTTACATCTGTTGATATTTCATCAAATATTTTTTGAAGTCTATCTTTTACCTGCAATAATTGTTTTATGTGGTTCTCATTAAAAAATTTCACATACCCTTCATATAATTCTATTTGATGTTTTATCATTTCATTTTTATGTTTTACAGTTGTTACAAAATTACCTATACAAAACCCCTTTTTGCTTAATTTTACTTTAGAATTCATATTTGTCATTTTCTCTTTATAAAAAGTAAATATCTGTTCCAAAACACTTAATACAAACGTATTTATTGTTTTTAACACCTCCTCGGGATATACTACAGTATCATTCAATTTATCATATTTCGGTAAATTACTATTCGACTCTACAATTGCCTTTAATGAATCGCTTGATATACTAGTTTTTACATACATTAATATTAATCTATATAATTTGTAATAATCTCCATAAATTCTATTATTTAGAAAGTTCAATAACAGCATCTGATTATCATATTGTTTGCAATATATTTCATATTGAAAATTAAAAAAATCCAAACCAAATAACTCTACTGGATCTTGTGTTTTTTCGGTTAGACCAACGTATAAGTCATTTATTTTACCAATCGATTTTTTTGTTTTAACCGATAATTTTTTTATTGATTTCATTAAATCTAATATTTGTTCAAATTCTTTTTTGCGTTCCGCAAAGTTTTCGTCCATATAAATTAAAAATATAAAAATAAAATAATTATAACATATAATAATATGGGTGACGAGGATATTAAACCAGAAGTTGACGACGATAATTTATCTATTGTATCAAAAGGACCTCCTGCTAATCAACCACCATGGGACGCACAATATGAAAAAGTTTTAATTGAATGGGCCGATAAAGCTCAATGTTATAGATGGCTTCACGGCAGGTCTTTTGCTCAATATAGACGTAAAGCTATGTGGTACACTATACCTGTTATTATTATGTCTACTATTACTGGTACTGCTAACTTTGCACAAGAACGGTTTCCTCTTGATATTAAACCTATTGCTGTTATTGCAATTGGTTCTGTTAACTTAATCGCAGGAATTATTACCACTATTTCACAATACTTAAAAGTTAACGAACTTTTAGAATCACACCGTGTCGCTAATTTATCATGGGATAAGTTTGTCAGAGATGTTAAGATGGAGTTAGCAAAAGACCCCAGAGAACATGGGGATGTTCCTGGACAAAGAGAACCACCTATTACATGTATGACAAAATTTAAAGAAACATTTGATAGACTTATGGAAGTAAGTCCTAATATTGAAGATGATGTTATCGCAGAATTTGCTTTTAGATTTGATGACGACAAAATTAGAATTACCAAAGAATTAAAAGCACGAAAACAACGTATTTTATATGGCGATGAAAGTGGTGATGGTGTTGCACCATGGCTTAGACCATGTGTTAAATGTATGAAATGCTATGACTGCTTTGCTGACCCCAAAGAAGTTGAAAAAAGAAGACTAAAACAAGAAGAAAAAGATAGAGAAGTAGCATGGAAAGCTGCTAATCCTAGAAAAAGTATCAGAGATTTTTATGATCTTGAAGCTCAATTGTTTCCAAAAAACACCGACCAACCTGCTACTCCTAAAAGTGATAATATTGCACAAAAAGTCAAGGATGAAATTACTAAAAAAAATAAAAGTGCTGTATTTTTGCGCAAGCCCGATATATTAGGTGAATTAAATTCTGTTGAACTTGATGTACACCCTTGGCGGGCTCAAGAAGAAGAGAAAAAATTAAATGGACCCGATTTAGAAGCAAAAGCATTAGCAAAAGCTGAATTAGAAAGAGATGCTAAACTACAACAACGAAGAAATAACCAAGACGAAGTAATACGACAACAGGTATTAGCACAAGAAGAAGAAGCAGAAAAAATAGAATTTATGAAAATTAAAGAATCTATTGCTAACCGAATTACTACTTATATTACTAAGTTCAAAGCCAAATGGCATAGAGTACCGTTGGTTGATGATGTTATTGAAGCATTATCAGATATTGATGAAGATGAAATTCGTAGTCATGATCTTCTTATCGATAAGGAAAATGAATATACTATTGCATAATTTTTTATTTATATATATATATATATGTTTCCTCCTGGTGAAATAAAATGTGCTGTATATTCAGCATTAGTTGCTGTTCTTTTAAATTTACTTTTGCCACATTTAGCAAAGGGATACGCTACTAAAGAAGAAGTCAAACCTAAAAATGGTGCTGATAAGCTTTCATTTAAGGGTCAATTAATGCATATGTTAGTACATCACGCACAAGTTCCTCTCTCTAGTTCTGCGCTTATATTTGTAATTTCTGTTCTTTCTATACTTATTAGTTACAAAGCTAGAAAATTTTTTAAATTTTAAATGAATAATATATTAATCAATTATTTATAATATATTATTTATAGCATTTGAGAATTTGATGCGTTCTCTATACCCCAATACATTTTTGCTACTGGACTTATTTTATTATCTAATGCAAATTTACATTTATCCATATCTTCACATGGATTACATGGTTTATCTACAAATGTAAAACCTGTTACATTTTCTAATTGTTTTGATGCTACATAATGAGGATTTCTTTTTCTTTTCTCTCCATTCATTTCAGAAATATCATATGCTTTTAAATCTTTCATTCCTGGCTCACAAAATAATTCTTTATTTTCAAATGTTCTTGCACCTTCGTTTGGATCATTTAATTTATTTAAAAATTCTAACTCAGGTATTTTTCGTAAACACCCATTACTATTATATTTTGCTAACTTTACAAAACTTCTTATTGGTAATGTTGTTTGATAATGTTCTAAATCTTTTCTTTCTTTTGTTATCTCTTTTTTGCCCCATTTTAAGTTTCTATTTCTATACTCTTTCTCACGCTCAGCTAAAACACATTTTTTTACTGTATCTGGATAAGGAAATTCTCGGTGAAGAGCATAATGTAATCCCTCTTTTTCTGTTATTAATTTTTTCCACTTTAACTTAAGTTCATTCTGTAATGTTTCATTTGTAGTTTTTCTGAATACATCTTGTTTTATTCCGTCCCATGTCGCTTTTCTTATCATAGTATCATTTGTTACTGGACCTATATTTGATTTTGTTAAATCACCAAACCCTTCTAAAACATTAAAATATTTTAAAAAAGCAGATATTAATAACACGATTATTAATCCAACGATTATAAACATATTTCGTTCTTTTATTAATTGGTTGAATTTGATTACATTATCTAATACTTTCTTGTCTAGTCTGGCCATATAATATATATTTTTATTTTTATTTATAATTTTTCAAATTTTACATCTATTTTATTATAATTCACAAAATATATTCCATGTTCATTTTTGCTTACTGCATCATTTAATCCCATTTCTATTAAATCTTGTGCAATTACTCCCCTATATGTTTTTCTTATATCTATACCATCTATTTCATCCATAAAATCTCTATAATTATAATTATATATTGGTATATTTGTATCTGATAAACCTACTTGTACTATATTTGTTTTTAATCTCATATCAGAGAATATACCCCATCTCCTTCTTCTTATGCGAGGTCTCGGTACTCTTGGTCGTATAGATGCTTTTCTTAATGCTGCTGCTGCAGTTGCTTCAGCCGCCGCTGTTCTTGCCATTAAATCTGCCATTTCATTTTTATTATCCATCGCTACATTAAAAGCTCTTTTATCTACTGGACCTACAGGGCCCCGCACACCTTGCACACCTTTATCTCCCTTTACACCTTGGACACCTTGTACGCCTTTATCTCCTTTTATACCTTGGTCACCTTGGTTACCTTGATCACCTTGATATCCTTGAATTCCTTGATTTCCTGTTTCTCCTTTTTTACCTCTTATTCCTATATTACCTCTTGGTCCTCCTAATATTGGTTCTTCTTTACTTATTTTTTGAAGAGCATCGTTTAATTCAGGATCATCATCTGCCGCTTGCATTCCTTCTATTTCATCATCCTCATCATCACTATCATCTTCTTCCTCTATCATTTTAAATAAATATCCTAATGCTAAAAGCAATACTAATATTATAAATAATAATAGTAATTTACTTTTCGGAACTAATAATTTGTATATATTTGTCAAAAGTTTCATATATTATATAAAATTATTTTATTTCATATAATATTTAAAAACCAAAAATTTTTGAAAAGAAACCTTCCGTCTCTTCTGATGGTATTTCTTCTGTTCCCGATACTAACATATCTTCAGTGTTTGCTGTTGTAAATACTGCATCTTCTGAATAGTCTTCTGCTAATGCATTCTTTAATTCAGATACTTCCGCTTGTGTTTGTGCTAAACCACGTGTTAATGTATCTGAATTTCGCACGGCATCTCTTATCAAATCTTCTTCTCTTTCCGAAAATGTTGAAGGGCCTTGGGGGCCTCTCCATCCTCTTTTACCTCTATATCCTCTCTTTCCACGTATTCCTTGACCACCTTGATCACCTTCTATACCTTGAGCACCTAAACCTCCAACTGGTCCTGCTTCTCCTTTCTTTCCTCTCATTCCTAAATCACCACGAGGCCCAGGGTCTCCTTGCTCACCTATAGGTCCTTCATGAACCACCGCATTATCATGAGTATGCGACTCTCCTATATCGTGTCCTTCTTTTATTCCGTTTCCTGACCTTTGCAATATAAAAAGTAACAACAATAATGATATTCCACAAAGTAACATAAAATTCTTCCTAATTATATCTACAATTTTCTTGACAGAGTTCATTAATTTCATATAAAATATATTATTATTTTATTATTTTTTTTTATTATATATATTCATTCTTTTTTCTGTTTCCTTTAATTTTTCATCTCTTCTTTTTTCACAGGCTTTGACATCTATTTCATGCAATTTTTTTATTCTTAATATTGTATTTTCATATCGGAGTCTTTCAGGTCGTTTTTCTTGCTCCATATTATATTCTTTTATATCTTGTTCATGTTGTTTTATTGCCACTTTCCAAAATTCTTTCGGTACTAAATTTAAATCTAAATCCATTACTCCTTTATATCCTTTCACTATATTTTCTTCTTTATTTGATACCATATACTATTATATATTATTCTAATTTATTTATATTATTTTCTTGAATAGTCTAAAAATGACTCCTCGAAGCATTCATTTATTGCATACTTTGTTATATTATAATCCTCTGTACTTGAATTTATTAAACGATTCTTTCTCCATTGCTTCCAATTACAATCTGTCACTTCAATTAATACTGATACATATATTTTTGCTGTTTCTAATTCAAAATATTTTGTATGTCCTGGTAATATTAGCATCTCTTCACTTTTATATTCTCCGTGCTGTTCATATTCTATATTACCCAACTTTTCTACTCCTATTGTGCTTACTGTTCGTATTGGTGTCGGTGCTACTATTACATATGCTTTTCTATCACATGAATTCGTTATTCTTATATTTCTTCTAAATCCAAATCTATGTAGAAGACCTGTGTCTTCTGTTGGCATTCGTGACTCTTTATCTATCGACATTTGTATATTATACATTAAGAAAAACATAATCAACTAAACCCAAAAATTAAAGGACGATTTTCCTACATTATGCTCCCAATTATTATATTACTTTTTCATCTTTGTCTAGAACTGTAAAAATTTTGTGGGGAAAGTATACAAGTATTTGGGAAATGGACAAAAAATAAATGTCCTTTTTTGAAATCGGGAGTTCAACCTCTCACAAAAAAAAAAGTCAATAAGAGAAATAATTATAAAATACTTAAAATTAGAGCATTCTCTAGGAAAAATACATTTTTCAGAATTTGGACAAAAATAGAGATTTTGGCCAAAAATCTTCAAAAATTTTTGGACATTTTTCAAAATTGTTCAACAGTTCAATAAAATATTGAACCTAGACAAACGCCTATGTGTTACAATATATAATTGGCTTGATATATGTATTGTATATAATTATACACATGATAAGGGTAAAATGGGCTTTGAACGTTCAAATTGTTCAAAATAAATGTCCATTTTCGAAAATGTCCTTTTTCAAAAAGCGATTTTTTAACCAAAATTTTTATTAATTATAATAAAATATATAAAAATATTATTATAATATTAATAACGTAATGGATGCTGAAAATAAAATTCTTGAATTGCAACAAGAGGTTATTTTTCTGAAGGAAGAGTTAAGAAAAACAAAAGAACATCTCAAAAAATATACAGCACCAGTAAGTGGTAGAAGATATTATGAAAAAAATAAAGAAGTTTTACGGGAAAAGAATAAAAAATATAAAGAAGAAACAAATTATAAACCAAGTCCAGAAGCAAAAAAGGAATATAACAAACAGGCATATTTACGAAAAAAAGAGAAACTTCAAAAAGAGAAACTTCAAAAAGAGAAGGATGGAATTATTTAGGAATAAGTAGAATAAATATATAAATTACTTAAATATTAAATATTTATGAATAATATAATGGAAATTCAATATATATTCCATAAGGGCAAGCAAAAAAAACTATATTATTGTGGTGAATGTAAATTCAAAAGTATTCATGCTGCAGCTTACAAAGCACATATTCATACTAATAAACACATATACATGTTAACAGGAGATTCTAATTATCAACCTCCAGTTATTCTACAAACAAAAAATGAACTTATTAAAAGATTAAAACAAGAAAATCAAAAATTAAAAGATAGAGTTACTTTTTTTGAAGAGGAGGTACCAAAGGCTGTAGAAATTATTAAAAAATCAGTTGCACAATATGAAGAAAATGAGGCTGAGCATAGAAGAATTTTTTACGAATTACTTGATCTATATAATAAAAAATAAATAACTTATTTTAAAAGTATTTAGGGCTTTTTTAATATGTTCAATATATATATATGAACGGTTCAAAAAGCCAACTATCACAAAGAGAGTATAAATATGTTTGCGAATTATGTGACTTTAAATGCTACACAAAAAAAGATTATGACCGCCATAATGGTACTAGAAAACATAGAGTTAATATAGGTATTGAACCAGTCCAAAAGCCTGCCACCAGAGAGAAAAAACAAACATCTAAAAATGTAGAATTTGTTTGTGAATGTGGTAAAGTTTATAAAGCTAGAAACGGTTTATGGTATCATAAAAAAAAATGTGAAATATCATTAGAAATACAAAGTAAGTCAGAAGATAATACAGAAAATAAATTACAAAGTGAAAATCAACAATTAAAAGAACAATTAAATAACAAAGAATTAGAGAAAAATGAATTAATTAGTGTTTTACAAGAAATAAATATGCATATGAAAGAAGGAAAATTTGGAAACACAACAAATAATAATACAACAAATAACACAACAAATAATCAGTTCAACTTGAATATATTCTTAAAAGAGACATGTAAAGATGCGATGAATATACAAGATTTTGTAGATCAAATAAAGTTACAATTATCAGATTTGGAAACCCAAGGAAGTAAGGGATATGTAGAAGGGATTTCAAATATATTTATCAAAAACTTAGATGAGATGGATGAGGATAAAAGACCGATACACTGCACAGATACAAAACGAGAAACACTTTATGTAAAAAATAATGATACTTGGGAGAAAGGTGAAACAAGTAGGGACGAGATGAAGAAGGCAATAGACAAAATATCAAAGAATAACGTACAACAATTTGGACAATGGATAAATGAAAACCCTCAAAGTAAAGTACCACATACTCCGAAAGCGGATCAATTACATCAGATATCTGCTGAATTAAATGGAAACACACAAGAAAAAAATATAGATAAAATAATAAGAAAGATAGCGAAGGGAACAACGATAGAAAAGAAGTAAAAGGAGCAACGGATATATTTAAATAAAATTGATTTTAAATTAATTTTATTTAATATTAGAACAATAAAAATGGAGGAACATTCGAACCCTGATTATGAGAAACTCTATATAGAGGAGAAGAATAGAAGAAAGAAGTTAAAAGAAAAATTGGAAGAGAAAAATACTGAATTAGATATACTTAAACTACTTCTTAAAGCAAAAGAAAGAGAAATAGAAGGTCTTAAAGTGAAGTCATGTGTAATGGATAAAGTGACGAATAGTGACTTGCTTGCCAATAGAAATAAATATTCAATTGATATTCTTGAAAAGAATATAGTGGAAAATCATCTTGATGAAAAAATACTATTAGCAACACAAAAACTCACTCCAGAATTTTGTGTAAAATATATATTAGATTTAGATATAGAAGGAGGTGGCGAGGAGTCGTATATATTTGATGTTTGTTATATATTACAATTTCAGAAACATATAACAGAAAAAGAACTGAAAGATTTAATTGACGAAGAGCACAAAGAAGTAAATTAAGATATATAGTTGCATTTTGTACACGTATGATATAGATCGCCATACATACCTGGGTCTCTTTCAGCAACCATATTATGCCCATCCAAAGAACAAATATAACATAGTTGACTTTCTGTCTGTCTAATTTGGTCTTTTAATAGAGCAATTTCGTCCATTTTTTTATATAAGGCATCACGTAACTGATTTAATTTATTTTCCGTAATCTCAAATTTAGAAGCGGGTAATTGTTTATTATCCTTATTCATTATTAATTATAAATATAAATATTTTAATTATAATTAATCAATTTTATTAATTAAACAATTGTTGAATTTCCGCATATTTTCCTTGGGGTGCAAAGTCATTGTCTGTAGCTTTATTATCCATTATTAAATTATTTTTCCATAAACCGTACCAGTCTCTAAGCTGTGTTTTTAAATAAGTTTCTCTGTCAACATCATCTAAATAGTTAGTATTAATAGTAATGTATTTAAATATATCTATAAATAGTTGTTTAATAGTAAAATAAATAGAATTAGGAAATTTACCTTGATGTTGTACTAATAAATATACTTGTTCTTGATTTTGTGCACCTACACTGATGATATCAAATATTTCCCCAAGTCTATCAAATGCAGTAATAGTATGAAGAACAAGTTCATTTTCTGTGCTAATATCTAATGTGCGGTCTTGATATATTTTTTCGACAAGTTTCATAAGAGTATCTAAGACAGAAAGTATAGTGGTATCGACTCTCTTATATTCATTAATGTAATGTTTCATAAATTTTTCATCAATACTAGCTCTGATTGTTCCTCCACCCTTAATAATTTCATCCATTTTTTTTAGTTCAGGAGAGACAATTTCTTGATTTGGAGGGTTAGCATCAGTAATAGTAGGTGTATCTAAATCTTGTTTTTTAAGATTTATAATACCGATAGCTTCATTATGTCCTAAAGTTAAGTTATGTTTAAGTTGAACAATAATGTCTGGGTCAAAATATTGTTTATCACCCCCTAACTCTTCTAACATTTTAAGTTGTTCTTCATTAGCAATTAAATAATTAATAATTAATTTAAGTCTATTAATAAGGTCATTGTCCTTAAGTTCATTTAAAGTTTTTTTAAAATTTTGTTGTATATCTGGAGTAAATCTAAATTGTTCTGGTTCGCCCATATAAATTATTATTACATAATAATTAAATAGTTACATTGTATATTAATTGAAGGCAATATCTATCTTGGTCAGACATATTAGGAATAGATCTCGAAAATGTATTACGATTAACAACCAAAACATCACCAGGAGAAGTATCAATAAATATTTCTTCATTTAATAATTTATCTTTATCTTCATCGCTATAGTTGAATAAGTTTCCATAATTTTGTTTTTTATTAACAAGATCAAGATTATAATATTTATCAATAATATCATTGATAGGAGTATCATCTTGTAAATTATTAGGGAAAATGGATATAGTACCACCATTAGGGAAAGTATGTAAAGGAATAAAAATATTAATGCAATTAGATTTTACAATTTCAGTAGGATAAGTATTAGTTCGTGTAACACAAAGTTCAACATCAGATAAATTAATAGAAAATTTCTTACTAATAAATTTATTATTGTTTTCAATCAAAGCATTACGAATGACATTATTAAAATCATTTAATATGTCTTGAAATTTTTCAAAATGACTAATATTATTAATATTAATATTATAGTTATAATTACCAGAAACAGTATGATATTTTTGCTCGTTGGTGGTAGTAGCATCAGTATTTGGAGCACTATACTTGGAAAAAACGATATTATATAATTCATTAATAAAATCCTGGTTATAAAAGTTTTTCATTATGAAATGGGTATTATTCATTTTAAAACTCGAAAAATTATTTGTCATTATAATTATAAATAATAAAAAATAATTATTTATAATTAATTAATTAAATAATAAGTGAATAATCAGTACTAAATAGCTTACACATATTTCTAGCTTCTGGTTTGTCTTCATCGGGTACAAATATTTTTTTAATAATTTCATTTTCTCTAAATCGAATAGTATAATCTAATTGAAACTTGTTTCTACCGATGCGTCCCATAGCCTGAATAGCTTTTTCTTGTGTTAAAGTTTTAATAAGGTCTTTACTCAAATATCCATGACAGAATTGATAATTAGTACCATAAATATAATCACCATCTGCTATGATTAAATACAATTTCTGATTAATAGCAAATTCTTTAACAAGTTCAGTATATGCAATACTGGTGCTTTGTGAAAACAACCCAATACCTAATAGCAATAATACTTTCCAAATATCTTGAACATCTTTAATAGCCATGACTTTTTCAACATCGTTATCAGAAATCCTAGATGTATATGGACGTAGTGATTTAATAGTATCGGTAGTAGTCCATTTAGTTAAATGTTCTAGTTTATTAGGAATATAAACTTCAGGTAATGTAACAGATTTAATCATACCATTAAGTTTACTAATTTCTCTTCTCATATTTTTAATTTCGGGTGGAAGCGAATCCTTAGTGATTCTTTTTTCCTTTTCTTCATAAGGAGCCATAGCATCTTCGAGGTCTTTTTCTAGTTTGTCTAGTTTATTATTAATAGTATTATTAAATGAAATAGCGTCTGTAATTTGTTTCATAATAAGGGCAGGTATTTGTGCAGTTTTTAAACAAAACTTAGCAATTTTATCAACATCTTGTGCAATATATATAGTAGGTCCATCAGTTAAAGAATATGCATCTGAAGTAGTTACATTAACTAATCCAGAAGGAGGAATAGTCTTTTTGTGCGGGTCATAACTAATAGTACGTTTAAGATCATATACGGTGTTCAAAGTATTATCACTATTATCAAAACTTTTAGTTTTTATAAGATTAGTAGTATTATTTTTTTCATTAGGTTTAATTTTACAGTTTCTACGAGCAATAAATGTAGAATGTATAACACTCCAATTCCATACCGTGGTATTAATGTTTTCAAGAATATTCAGATAGTTTAATTTAATATTCATCATATTAACGTCTTCGATTGTTGTAAATACATTATCAATCAGATAATTAGTATCAATTATTCTAGTAGTTAAAGAATTATCATCAATATCAGATCTGTTATTAATCCATAATATAAATTTACTAATTTCTTGAAGGTCTAAGTATCTAAGAATAGTTTTATTATTTCTAATATGTTGAACAGATTTGCAAACATCTCTATAATTATCAAACATTAGATGTGGAAGTTCAACATATCCATCTTTATTCAAAATAGAAATAGTTTTTTTACATTCATAACTTTTTATAGAAGAGATATTGGCAGGATAACAATCGATATCTTGTTTTGTAATAGCTATATCCTCGTCATTACCATCTAACATATTTTGATATCTAGTACGCTCTTCGTCATCATCTTCTCTAGAAATTAGGTCTGTAAGTTGTATTTTTCTTTTTTCTAGAGGGTCAATAACCTTTTTGTTTAAAATAGTAAATTTAGTTTTAAAGTCGTCAATAACATCTTCAATTTCTTCTTCATTAGGTAACGTAGCGGATGATAAAATGACATTAGGAATGACATTTTGTGACCAAATATTATTGATAAGTTCGTGACATTTATGTTCTTTATAATCAAGAGTAATAGTGGGTTCATCCCAATATGTAATCATAACTTGTGGTTTATTCCATGCAAGCATATAATTCATGGCGGCATTATATGATAATAAATCACAAATCATAATTTCAACTTTACTACCATCACTATTATCTATTTTTTTATTACCATCTTTATATTTAATATCTTTTCCTGTAGCCGAATGTTTCACATATGTAGATGCAGCGGCATAGTGTAATCTAATGTCTGATGCGTCATTACATCCAAATCCAAATGCAATTTTTTTACCAGCAGATATAGCAGATTTTGAAAGTGCAATACCAACATGTCTTGCAGCACAAACGAATATAATTTTATAATTTTTAGAAAGTCCAATAGGTGATAACGTTTTACCAGTAGCAGTTGGAGCAATATATAACACTAAATTCGTTCTAGATGTATATTTATTAATATCAAGTGGTTCATGATTAGGTTGTAATGGTTTATTAAATATATTAAATAAATCCTTCTGATGACTATATAAGTTAACATCTGAATAATGTATTAAACAATGATTTTGTTCAATATATTCTTGTGCATTTTCAATAATATTATCTATATTCATTTCACTATTAAATTTGTCTAATATGAAATTTTGAAAATGGATTACAAAAGGATTAACATTTTTAATTGTTTGTATTTTCATTTGTGATAAAGTATAATAGAAATATTTCCATCTTTTGTTAGATTTTTTATAAAATTTTAATAAATTTGTAATAGCTTCGATAATTGTAAAATCATATATAACTTTTGAATTATTAATGATATAATTTATATCTTTATTTTCTAATTTAAATGCGTCGCCTTTTTTAAGGGTACTCATATTTTTTGGTTTTTCGGGAATATTATAATTTATATTATACTTTTTAATTAGTGATTGTATTGATTTTATAAAATGAAGATTAAATAACTGATAATGCATAGGATCAGTAACATCGCTTAGTTTAATGAAGCTAATTAATGATTCATTTTCATTATATTTAATATCAGTATCATAAAATCCATTAGAAATAAGTTTAATAATTTTCATTTCATCTTTATCAACAGGGCGTTCAATAGACTCCCATTCGGATTTAGTTAATTTGCTTTGATTTAAATCCATATTGTTTATTATATAATGATTTTATATTATTTCAAAAAATGATATCAATTTTTTTTAAAATTGGTCAATTGCAATAAATTGGTAGTATGATATTTTAATCCATATAAAGTGGTAATTGCACCACATGCTCCAATTAAATAGTGTAAATTAATTCCATATATTTTATGTTTTCTTACACCTGAAATAGTTAATAGTGAATACCATGATATAAATGGAACTATAACATTACCACCACAGTTATTATTTGTATAACAATCATAATTTGAAATCATATCAAATAATGGATATTGATGAAAATAGAAATCACCACAAATTAACGCAATATATGGAACGATAAATTTTTTGTCATTAATTCTTATAATAAATTTACGAGGATAAATATATACCATATATCCCCCTATCATACTAGTAGTAAGAATAGAGCATCTTAATGCTGGAGATAATTCACACATATTATTTTTATAAGATGACCACCAAATATAATTCCAAAAAGTCCAATATTGTAGCATATTATTAATATAAGTTTAGTTTTTATTATTATTTTTGTAAATTATAATCAATCCATGTATTATTTGAAAATTCATAGACATTTTTAGTAGATTTTCTATATAATACTGTCCATATAGAACAATTACTGGAGTTACAAATAAAATATTTACATTTTGATAAAATTAAAAATGCAGGAAATAAATAATTTATTATTTCATTATAATTATTTTCAATTAAATTTTTATCTATTCTTCCTGCATCACCGTTTTTATGTATTCCTAAAGTAGTAGAGGTAGATGTTCTTAATTCGTAAATAATAATAATGGATTTAAAATGTTCTTTGATATAATTTAAAAAATCGGTTGAATCAGTTACGATAAAAATTTTTAATTTCGGTTCATTAACTAAGATATCATTTAATTTATTTTTATAATCTTCAAATTTACCAACGTTTGTTTCTCTTCGTTTATCGGTCATTCTAACGTATAATCCAATACAATTATTAACATAAATTTTATATTTACGAATTAATATATTAGAATTATTTACTATAATACCATTTGGTGTAAAATATTTTTTAATAATGGTATTGATATCATGTGCGTTATTATAATCAGATATACCCCATAATGGCTTATAATAAGGTGTAATAGTAATAATAGTATCATCTTTTTCAAAAAAATTATATGTTATATCTTGAAAATCTCTATCATTCAATAACCAGTAAGGATTATATAATTTCCATGTCTTACTGCAATCTATTTTAGTGGGCAAACTTTTATTTGCATTAATATAACTAATTATTTCATTTAATTTTACTGAACAACACGAGAAAAATCCTGCATCGTGTCTACATATAAGCGTATTCATTAATATATTAATAAACATTTAAAAAAAATAATATAAAAGTAAAGATTGTATATAATTATAATGGAAAATACTAATAGAACCGTACGTAGATCTGAAAGACTAATACAGAAACAAAGAGTAGATTATAGAGAAATTAGTGATTTAACTGAGCATGAAGAATTATCTAAATTGTGTATTATACAGGAATATAAAATACGTGCTCTTCGTAAAAAAATAAAATTTTATGAGCAGATAATTTAAACCGATATAGTGGATACTTTTCTATTACTAAGAAACTCAACAGTTCCTTCTTTTCCTACTTTTCTTAAATTACTGACAGGTGTATAATTAATTTTTAAATTTTTTAAATTTCTATATTTTGTATGTTCTTTACATATAGTAGCAGCTTCAAGTACTGTTAAATTATCTGGATATTCATCTTCAATGATAACGAAACAAGAAGGAAACGAACGTAAATGAAACCAAAGATAGTTTTCATTTGTATTATCAAGCAAATTCCAATTTTCTTTGGAATTTTGCCCAACAATAATATTGATATCGTTATACGTAATCGTTTTCATGTTATTTATATATTATATAAATAAATAACATAATATTAATCAATTTTTTTTACTTCCTGCGTTTAATAGTTCTCTTCTTCTTATTATTTTTTCTTTTGGTTTTTCTTTTTCCACCTATTCCATGTGGTCGTGGTAGTTCAAGTGGTTTTTTTGGTTCGTGTGGAGTAAGTGGGGTAGTATCTTTATTTTTTTTGAGTGCTGATTTTGGAGTTGGAGTTATTGTTTGGTTCTCAATATCCCAAGGTTCGCCTGGAGTAGGTCCTTTCTTAATGGAGGGAGCAGCTTTACCTAATCCTTTTTCAAGCAGAGTGGGTGCCATTCTAGGAAATCGTATTGCGTAAGTCCGCTGATCTGGCCATGATACCTCTTTTTTTTTCGTTGATTTTATTCCTTTTCCAGACCCAGCATTTTTTCTTCTTCTGGTTTTTCTTTTTCCTCCTCTACTTTCTTTTGCCTTTTCAAGCATACGAGTTCTTCGTTTTCTTAATACGTTTCCTCTATTTCTCCTATTATCATCTATTCTTTTTTCTTCAGCCTCTCTTTGGTCTTTACTTTCCTTTAATTTTCTTTGCTGTTCCTCATAATCTCTATCGAATTTTTCTTGTTGTTCTCTTTCTGCTTTAACTTCAGGTGGTTCATACCATGTACTCTCCGCATTTATATTTGGGTCTGGGTTATTATAATTTGGGTCATTTATATTAACCCAATATGGGCGTGGTGTTCCATCTGGTAATTTTTTACTTCTTGAAAATTGCTTTTGCCATTCTTTGGGAATTTCTTGATGATGTTCTTGAACAGAACCTTCTTCATCACTACTGTCGGGGTTGTAGCCGTGATATTGAATAGCCCAGTTATCCTTTTTAGGGTCAGGTATATCAGCAGCAGACGTTGCATCATAATCTCCTATAGTTTTCCATACTAAGTCACCATCATCATCTGGAAGTTTATCATATAATGGAAATTGGTGCCAACTTTCGTTATAAGGTGCATAATATATTTTATGACCGTTATATGTAACTTCTTTTAGTGAATCTACAAATTCTTTATACTCTGCCTCTCTTTTTTCTTGTTCAAACTCTTCTTTACTTTTTGTTATTACTAATTTATATTGTGGTTTTAATGGGTAAATAAACTTACCCCCCATCATATGATAGCCTGAATTATCAACATATTCAAAACCTCTTTGTTTTGATCCATCAATAACACTTATAGAACAAGGTTCTCCTGAAGGAGGAACATCAGGGCCTTCTATGTACCCAATTTGTGTAGGATAATGTGTTTCAGGGTTACGGTCATGCTCGCGCCAATCATCAAAGAAAAAAATACGATTTACGCCTCTTTCCATAGCGTAATGTTTTTTATCATGTAGAATAAATTCAACGCTTATTCTACCCATACTATCAGTATTAGGTCCTCTTTTCGAAACACTAGGTTTTGGTGCTGGTTGCGAAGAAGATGATACTTTTTGTGCAGGGGGTTCTTCCGCCGCGACTTTTTCAGCAGGAGGTTCTTCGGCAGCTACTTTTTCACAAGCAGCTTTTTTGCCCGCCTTAGCCCGAACGATATGTCCAGAGGTTGGTCTAATATTTAAAAACAAAGGATAATTAGTATATAAGTTTTTATACCAAAATTTACATCCCGTACCAGAACCCCAACCTTTTCCAGTTTCTACAAATGCTTGTCTAATCGCCCTAATGTGTGGAGTTAATTGATCATCGTCTCCTTCTTCCATAGGTAATTCAGGTAATTTAATACCACCCGTTAATTTATCAGCATGAGTTTCACGTAATTTATCATAAACAGGTCCAAATTTATCTGGTTTTTGACAATTTTCCATTTGGACATCTTGAGTTCCACTTGGAATAAGAATTTCGTACTCATGATCATCAACAATCATTTTTTTCATGTCATCTTTTCTTTTAGTTTTATAATCAGGATTATCTGTTCTTATTTTATTATGTGCTATTCCAAATCCCGACATATTGTATATATTATTCCAATATTAAAAATCACCACTTGGATTTTTTGACATTTATTTTAGGTCCAGAAGATTTTTTACGTGCTGATTGTGGGTCATACGCATCATCCTCGTCATCAGAGCCAAGATTTTTTGACATTTCCCAGAATTCTTTAGAACCTAGTTTGAAGTCACCATGTGGATCAGCTTTGTACCAAAAAATTTGGTCGTGTAATTTGTTTGATTTTGAATTG